TGACCCATTACGTATGGCCGGAAGGCTGGAGCAAAAACAATGAAACTGAAACTTGATGCTAACGGAAATGTGGTCGTTGAAAACGGTATGCCTGTGTACATCCATGATGACGGCAAGGAAATCCCGTTCGATGCGGTCGCAGCGATGACCAAAATCACCTCTCTGAATGGCGAGGCAAAAACTCACCGTGAAGCGAAGGAGGCGGCGGAAGCCAATCTCGCGAAATTCTCTGGCATCACCGACCCGGCCAAGGCGCTCGAAGCCCTGGAGATGATGACCAAAATCGACCAGAAAAAACTGATCGATGCTGGTGCCGTTGACCAGGTAAAGGCGGAGATCACCAAAGTTTTCCAACAGCAGCTGGACGAGGCGAACGGCAAGACCAAACAGCTGGAAACTCAACTCTACGACGAGATGATCGGCGGCCGCTTCGGTGGGTCTAAGTTCATTTCCGAGAAGATGGCGATCCCGACTGAGTTCGTGCGTTCCTACTTCGGTCAGAACTTCAAAATCGAAGAAGGGAAGGTTGTGGCCTACGACGGCCAGGGTAATAAGGTGTTCTCACGCGCCAAGCCCGGCGAATTAGCCAGCTTTGATGAGGCCCTGGAGTCTTTGGTCGAGTCGCATCCGCAGAAAGATTACATCCTCAAAGCGTCCGGTAACAGCGGCGGCGGCTCTCACCAGTCGCAGCACCAGGCCGGGCAAAAAACCATGAAACGCGGTGCGTTTGATTCCCTGGATAACGCTGGCAAGCAAGCAGCGCTGAAAGACGGCGTCAGCATCGTCGATTAAATCGAAAGGAGCCATAAATGGCAGGCAATACCCTTACTGGTCTGATCCCGACCATCTATACAGCGCTGGACGTAGTGTCCCGCGAGCAAACTGGTTTTATTCCTGCGGTGGCGCGAGACGCGAAAGCGGATGCTGCTGCAAAAGACCAGACCGTACGTGCGCCAGTCGCACCTGCAGCCACCACTGAAGATATTGTCCCTGGTCCGTCAGCGCCTAATTCTGGCGACCAGACCATCGGTGGTGTGGATGTCAAAATCACCAAATCCAAAATGGCCCCGGTGAAATGGAATGGTGAAGAGCAATTGGCGCTGGGCCCGGCTGGTACCTACAACACCATCCTAGCTGACCAGTTCAAACAGGCTTTCCGCGCGCTGGCGAACGAAGTGGATGCAGACCTCGCCGCGCTGTACCTCAACTCCTCCCGCGCTGTTGGCGCGCCGAAGAATACCCCGTTCAGCATCAAAGACGATCTGACAGATGCTGCGTTGGCGCGTCAAATCCTGACCGATAACGGTGCGCCGACTACCGATTTGCGTATGGTGCTGGGTGGCGAAGCGATGGCATCCATCCGTGGTAAACAGGCTGTCCTCTTCAAAGCGAACGAAGCGGGAACCGACCAGCTGCTGCGTGAAGGTGTTATCGGTCGCATCATGGGCTTCAACCTCCACGAATCCTTCAGCATCAAGCGTACCGCGAAAAGCGCTGCTGCTGGCTATAAGGTCAATGGCGCGAAGAAAGAGGGCGATATCATCATCGCTATCTCTGTCGGTACCGGCGGTATCGCTGCAGGTACTGCGGTGAAGTTCGCCGGTGATGACAATCAGTATCTGGTCGTTGCGGCTACGTCTTCCACTATCACTATTAGCGCGCCTGGCCTCCGTCAGGATCTGGCAGATCAGGCTGATGTCACCGTGTTGAGCGAATTCGTACCGAACATGGCGTTTGACCGCGGGGCATTCCTGCTGGCCAGCCGTACCCCGGCGATGCCTGAAGGTGGCGATACTGCTGATGACGTCATGAATGTGACCGACCCGGTATCTGGCATCACTTTCCAGGTGGCGCTGTACCGCCAGTACCGTCAGGTGCGTTATGAAGTGGGGCTGGCATGGGGTGTGGCTGCTGTGGCGCCACGTCATTCCGCCATCATCATGGGTTAACCCAGGGGGCTTCGGCCCCTTTGTTTTTCAGGAGGCCCAATGGCCGGATTAACCAAAGAGCAGCGCTCTCAGCGTGAAGCGGAAAAGCTTGCAGCTCAGCAGGGTATTGAGCTGGTGGTCATGGTACGTGACACCCCAGAGTTCCCCGGCGGCCCGCTGAGCGCTGAGGTTCACCCTGATGAAGTGGACAACTGGCTGGCGCTGGACTGGCGTCTGGAGGAATAACCATGCTGGTTGCCGATCCCCATTCGCCTGACTTCAACACCTACGCCAGCGTTATTGACCTGCGTGCGTACGCGACGGGTCGCGGGTACACCGTGCCTGCCGATGACGGTGAGTGCGGCCAGATGCTGATGCAGGCGATGGATTATCTGGAGGGCAAGTCATGGCGCGGGCAGCGCAGCGTTGCTTCACAGCCGCTATCCTGGCCTCGCTCTGGCGTACGCTTCGATGGCGTTGACCTGCCAGACGATGCGATCCCACAGCGCCTGATTGATGCACAGTGCCGCCTGGCTGTCGAATCGCAAGAGATTGATCTTACGCCTTCGGTCGCTGGTGGCGGGGCGGTGACGATGGAACGTGTCGAGGGTGCTGTGACTGTTCAGTATGAAGCGGGCACCAACAAGGCTTCGCCGTCATTCCCCTGGTTCTTTTCCTCGCTTCGCGGGCTGGTTATGGGCGGCAATCAGATCCGCATTGAAAGGGGGTGATATGGCAATCAACTATCTCCGTATGCGCGCGACGGCGACCCGGTTGCTGACCGAGAACGGCAAGAACTACCAGCTTACCCGCAGCGGCGGCACCACCCGCGATCAGTTCGGGAAAGAAGTTACAACTCCGGCCATTACTGCGACCGTAACCGGTGTTATCACCGAATACTCCTCCCGCGAAATCGACGGCTCCCTGATCGCCACTGGCGATAAGAAGTTGGCGGCCACGTTCGAAACGGAAGTGCGTATTGATGACCGCATCGAAATCGACGGCAAGAAATGGCGCGTAGTGCAACCGAACCCGGTTAAGCCTGCTGATGTGCTTATCTCCTACAACATCCAACTGAGGGCGTAACTATGGCAAGTTCTGCTAATCAGCCGTTCCTAGCTGCTATTCAGTTGTTCGTTGATAGCTCAAAGCAGGAAATAGACGAGGTGGTGCGCCGGACGGGTATCAAAATCCTCGGGCGCCTGGTCGATGTGTCGCCAGTTGGGCAGCCTGAAACGTGGGAAGTGAATCAGACGGCGTCGGCTTATAACACTGCCGTTCGTGAGCATAACGCAGCGCTTCGCGATGACCCAGCAAACGTGACGAAGTCCGGGCGCCTTAAACGTGGCCTACGGGTAAACGACTCGATGGACATCAAAAAGCCAGATGGTTATGTCGGCGGGCGCTTCAAGAACAACTGGTATGTGGGGTTTGATAGCCAACCGACCCAATCCAACGATACTCCGGATGCCTCCGGCCAGGGTTCCAACTCCCGCGGGCTGGCGGTGCTTGAAGTGTTCAGGGTGGGGCAGGTCAGCTCGATTTACTTCACAAATAACCTGCCATACGCACAGGCACTGGAGAACGGGCACTCTGGTCAGGCCCCCGGCGGCATGGTAGGTATCACTGCACTGGACGCAGCGCAGCTGTTTCGTGAGGCGATGAGCGAGGTACGTAATGGCCGGTGACCAATCAATGCTAATTGCGGAATTGCTCGAGTCGCGCCTTGCTGATATCGCCCTTGCGATTGACATGCCGATAGCCTGGCCAAACATCATTTTTGAACCGCCAGATGATGTCCCGTACGGGAGGGTCTATATACTCCCAGCACAAACTATCGGGCAAGACTTTGCTGGGCAGCTTCGTACGTATCAGGGCATTTTCCAGGTGAACATAGTCACCCCCGCAGGAATGGGCGTCGGCAAGGCGCGAACATTTGCCAGTGTGATTGCGGGTGGATTTCCTGAAGGCCTCGCTCTGGTGGCTGGTGATTTGACCGTCTATATCAACGGGCCGCCTCAGATTCGCCAGCCAATACAGGACCGTCCGACCTCTGCACCAAACGGTAGTAGCGGCTCCATCACCTACACCATCCCCGTCAGCATGCAGTACCGCGCTGATTACTGACCCACCATCTGGTGGGTTTTTTATTACTTAAATTCAGGAGAATGCAATGGCATTCGCAATCCCTAACGGGTCGCGTGTAAACGTGGCCAAGGCCTATCTTGCGCCGATTGTCTTCACTGCGGCATCCAATGCGACGGAATGCGAACTGACCGTTGCCTCGGCTGCTGGCATCCTCGCGGGCGATGTCGTCCAGGTTAGCTCTGGCTGGCTGAAGCTCGACAACATGGTGGTGCGTGTCAAGTCAGTTACTGGAACGAAAATCGTGCTGGAAGCGTTCGATACCACCGACACCAAGAAGTTTCCGGCGGGTACCGGGGCAGGTACGCTGCGTAAAATTGATTCGTGGATCACCATGCCTCAGGTTATGACGCTGTCCACCGAAGGCGGTGACCAGCAGACCATCAGTGTGCAGTTCCTGGAGGATGATAAAGCCCGTACCATCCCGACATTCAAAAACGCCGTGGTTCAGGTCTATACCTTCGCGCATGACCCGCAACTGGCGATCTACAAACGTCTGATTGATCTGGACGACTCCAGCGATACTACCGCGGTCTGGTTCCACAACCCGCGCGGCAAAGCCGATCGATACTACTCTGCCAAAGTATCCTTCCAGCGTGTACCACGCACCGAAATCAATGCCGTGGAAAGCAACGAAGCGCGTATGAACTTCGAATCGGATATGCAGATTTACCCGATTGCTGACTCCTCTGCTACACCTCTGGCGTTCCTGACCGACCTGCCAGCAACCAAGTCTGTTGCTGCTAATGCAGCTCTGGATCTGTCGGTGGTCATGCAGGGCGGTTCCGCGCCGTATACCTACGTATGGAAGAAGGACGGCACAGCCATTCCGGGCAAAACCGCATCCACGCTCAACATTCCGTCCGCTCAGTCTTCCGATGCTGGGGTGTATACCTGCGAAGTTACCGACGCCGCAGGCAAGACGCTCACTTCTGCCGGATGCACCGTCAGCATTACTTGATTAATCTGGCCCGGTAAGCCGGGCCTTACCGAGATGAACAAATGACCAAATTCTCCCTGATCCCGAACCCAACTTTTTCCGTGACAGCCAGTATCCCGCGAGCTGGCGCCGAAGACGGCAAACTGACCTTCACCTTCCGCCACAAGACGCTGGAAGAGCTGCGCTCCATGGACGAGAAGCTGCAAAAGGCTGCTGAAGGTAAAAAGGCTGCTATTGAGCCGCAGGCCGATTACCTCATGGAAATTGTCGAAGGCTGGGCGCTGCCGGATGAGTTCAATCGCGATAACGTGATCGTCCTCCTGAAGAACTATCCACGCGCGTTCGACAGCATCGGTCTGGCCTACACCAAAGAGCTGATGGGTATCCGCGAAAAAAACTGAGGCAGGTCGCCGCAGCGTTGTACACGCCGGGACCGACGCTCGCGGAGCTGAGCGCTTTTGGTTTGACGCCTGAGGACGTGGAGGAAGAGGTGGAGATTCTGCCCTCGGTGTGGAGGTCCTTCACCATCTTCTCTTCCCTGGCGACCCAGTGGCGAGTCGGCGCGAGCGGGGCGACCGGTCTTGATTACAACGTTCTCCCCTGGATGTTCGAGTTACACGGGGTTGAGGATGCGGCGACCTGTATGGCTGACCTTCAAATTATGGAAAGCGAGGCTCTCAAGGTAATGCATAAGGAGACGAAATAATGACAGACCAAATCGCCTCGATCACATTGCGTGCTGACGTATCCGATCTGAAAACAGCCAGCAATGAACTGGATAAACTCGGTGAAGCTGCGGCGGGTGCCGTAGGCAAAGCTGATGACCTCAACAGCGTATTCCGCGCTGGTGCTGAGTCTGCGAAGCAGGGCAGCGAAGGTATCAAAGAGCAGCAGGTGGCGCTGAAAGGCCTGCTGGAGAATATCGACCCGGTAAACAAGGCGCTTAACCGGCTGGATGAACAGCAGGCCGCCCTGCGTAACTTCCAGACCAAAGGCTTCCTGGATACCGATGATTTTCAGCACTACAACAAAATCCTCGACGATACGCGGCTAAAGCTGACGGATACCGGCGAAGCTGCTGCCAGGGCACAAGCCGAACTGGCAGCGACTCAGGCCGCTGAGAAGCAGTCCGCTGCGCTGAAGAACCTGCTGGGCTCTATCGACCCGACGATCCGCGCATTCAACTCACTGGATGAGCAGCACGCGCAGCTGGTGGCGCATTTCGAAGCTGGGCGCATCAACGGCGCGCAGTTCGAGCACTTCAATACAATCCTCAACCAGACGCGGGAGCGTCTGTCTGGCGTGGCTGACGTGCTGCCAGAGGCACTATCCCGACAGGAAGCAGCGGCGCGTCGTGCCGGTATATCGGTCGGCCAGTACAGCGCCGCGATGCGCACGCTTCCAGCACAGTTTACCGATATCGCCACGCAGCTGGCTGGTGGGCAGTCGCCATTCCTGATCCTGCTACAACAGGGCGGGCAGATTAAAGACCAGTTTGGTGGGGTTAAAGGGGCTCTAACGGGGGTGGGCGACTATTTACGCACTCTGTTAGGTTTCATTAATCCTGTAACGATAGGTATTAGCGGCCTGGTTGTAGGCCTCGGGGCGATGGCTGTAGCTTGGTACAAAGGCAGCCAGGAAGCCAGTGAGTTTAATAAGCAGCTTATACTCACGGGTAATTATTCGGCCAGTTCAGCGAGCCAACTGTCAGACATGGCTCAAAAAATTGGAGGCTCCAGTGGTAAGGTTGCGGCTGCCGCTCGGACGCTCGCGGAGGTGGTTGGGGCAGGGACGTTTAAAACGGAGCAGCTCGAAACAGTTACCAGGGCGGCGCTGGCGATGCAGGAGGCCACTGGCCAGTCTGTTGACGCCACCATTAAGAACTTCCAAAAGCTGTATGCCAGCCCAACCAAGGCGGCGGAGGATCTTAATTCTACGCTCCATTTCCTTACCTCATCGCAATACGACTACATTTCGGCACTGGAGCGTCGGGGTGATAAAGAGGGAGCAGCAGAGGCGGCTGCAAAAGCTTATAGCCTGGCTGAGCAAAAGCGCAGCCAGCAAATCCTCGACAACATGGGATTAATTGAGAGAGCTGCTGGTAGCGTCAGCAAGGCACTTAAGGGGATGTGGGATGAACTTCTAAATATTGGTCGCCCTGAAGCTCCGAACGACATGCTCCGCAAGATGCAGTCCGAACTTGCTGAGCGTGAGAAAGCCTTGCTTCCAGATAGACAGCGTCAGGGATATGGATATAGCTATGATGCGAACAGTAACGATCAGGAATATGACGCACGTAGGAAAGCTCAGTTATCAGCGATAAGTGCTTTAAAGGCACAAATAGCGCCACTTCAACAAGCTGCTCAGCTTCAGGAAGATATTAATGCTTCTATTCAGCAAGGAACCGAGGCTGATAACAAGCGAACTAATGCCCTGATTTATCGAAATCGCATCCTCGAACAGTCAGCTACATGGCAGGAAAAGCGCAGCAAGGCCCTGTCTGAACTTTGGAAAAATGTCGCGGCCTCGCCCGGCGACTGGAGCTCAGCACAGCGGCAGCAGGCTGTGGATGCCATTAATAAACAGTTTCATCCGGACAAAACTCCCAAGACTCCAGCCGTTAAGGTTTCAGCCGGTGATCGCTCAACCGACACCTACAATGCTGAGACTCTAGCTCTGCAAGTGCAGCTCAAAACGCTGCAGGATCATCGTGACATCAACGATGTAATCAGCCAGCAGCGTAAGCAGCAGTGGGAGTTAATCTCAAAAATCACCATCCTCGAGTCCGCCGCTAACGATCCGAAAGGGCGTGCATTAACACTCGATGAAAAATCGTTACTGGCGAACAAAGAGAAACTGCTAGCCCAAGCTGATATTAATGCCGGGCTGGGTGA